GGACAAAGTAAAAGCCAAACAAGTTTAGAGCTTGCTGACAACACCAAACAACTTCCAAAGCCAGTATGAATATTGGTATCAATGGATGATGTGGCATGAGTTACTTGGTGAGGCGTTCACCCTGTGGTGGAGAAAAGACCAAGACAATGCAATGCAAACGCCTTTGGAGATGTATGAACTAGACAGCACTTTGATTGCTGTCACCATCACGCCTACACGGTATCCAAGCTATCGTTTGTCTACGCCTAGCTACGGCTACAACAAAGATCAACCACTTGCTTCGCATCAGGTGATGCATTGCAAGGATATGGCTTGGCAAGGCTCGGCAGGCTTTAATAAAGGCATTTTGGCAACTGAGTTAGTTGGCTTGGATCAGGACATTGACCTGTACGCCAACTATGTCATGCTGAATGGCGCAAAGCCAAGCGGGATGTTTATTACTGAAAGCGTGATTCCTGATGCAAAGTACAAAGAGATTGCTTCGCGGCTGAAAGAGGCGTGGTCATCGATGGTGGGAAGTCAGCAGACGGACAAGAGCAAGCCGGGTCAAGGTATGTTGCTCGATCAGGGCATGAAATACGTTCCCCTTGAGATGCTCAGTTTGCAAGACACCGACCTAGCCAACCTCAAAGACCAAACCATGAAGCGCATTTGTGGCGTTTTTGGCGTACCCCCTGCCATGATCCACCTGATGGATCAAAAGTACAACAATACCCAAACCATGATGGACGAGTTTTACAAGTCCACCATGTATCCCATCATTACCAATGTTCAGCAAAAGCTCAAAGCATCTTTGCTTCAGGGTTACCCTAATTTAAGTGTGCAATTTGATGTTCAGGACTTTCTTAAAGGCGCACCGCTTGACCAAATGAATTATGTGGTCGCAGGCGTAAAATCAGGCATCATGACTCCAAATGAAGCGCGAGAATATTTGGGTAAAGCCAAAATTGAGGGTGCTGATGAATTAATTTCAGTCACTGGTGGCAATACACAAATTGCTGGCTCAAGCGCACAAGACACAGGTGGCGGTGGCGGCAATCAAACCAAGAAAATGAATATTGGTACAAAATAAATGTCCGACATTTTTCAGAAAGTGGTAGGATATTTGCAAGATTACAAACCCCGTGATGTAGTTAAACGGGGGCGACCTCCAAAAACAATATATGACATTGACCGAACAAAAGTCGATGAGGTAATCCATGACAAAAAACTTGATGATGGTATGCGAGGCAAAACTGAGCGTGGAAGCGCATTCAGGGGCGGCAGAACCGACAGGCAAGATTGAAGCTACTGTAACGACATGGGGCGCTCGCGAGGGTGCTGATGGTCGTAAATTCAATTATCAGCCCGAGGGATTTATGGACTGGGCTGAAGCCTTTTCCAAAGCTGGCAGACCATTGCCAATGTTTGTAAATCACTCTGCTGATGATATGCCTGTTGGCGAATGGACATCATTTGAGTTTGATGATTCAGGCATGAAAGCTTGTGGTCGCATTTACATGAACACAACCGCAGGCTCTGATTTGTATCAAATTATGAGCGAGTCACCCACCATGTTTGGCGGTGTTTCTGTTGGCGCTTACGCTGAAGAATACCAGTACGTCAAAGAAGATGGAACGCCAATGACTCTTGGCTCTGATGACCCTTACAACGATGGTTATTTCCAAATTACCAAAGGTGGTTTGCGTGAAGTCAGTGTTGTGATGTATCCCAACAATCCAAATGCTGAAGTGCAAAAATTAGAATATTTCACCACTGATGGTGCAATAGATTTGCGAGTATTAGAGCAATCCTTGCGAGATGCAGGGGTTTCTAAACAGAATGCGGTCACTGCCGCATCTGTATTCAAGAAAGTAATTGAACAGCGAGATGCTGTTGATTTGCCAATTGAAAATGCGCCTACTCAGAGAGATTCTGATGCGGAAGTGACCGAAACGGACATTCTCAAAGCATTAGAAATGCGCGAGTTGTCTAAACTGTTAGATCAACGACTGAAAGGTTAATCATGTCTCAAGTTATTCTCGAAAAGCTGGACGCTATCGAAGCCAAGCAAGCTGAAGCAATTCAAGCTGTTGAAGCAAAAATCCCTGAAGCTATTGCTTCTATGCAAGCCGAAGTCGCCGAAAAGCTGTCTGCTTTTGAAGCTAAATTGGCAACTGTGCAAGCTCCCTCAGTCATTCGCGCTCCTCACAAAACCGTTCGCGGCGATGTGAACCGTGCTGTGCGTGAGCAAATTGCGACTTACTACAAAGCTGGTCGCCAAGGCGAAAAAGAACTGAAGATGTTTGAAGATGCTGGTCAATATGATGCGTACTTGCAAGAAGCTTCTGCATTGACCGCTGGCGGTAACAATCAAGGTGGTCGTACAGGCTATGACCCTGTGTTTGTTGCTCTGCGTTTGGCTAACCCCATGCGTGGCATTTCTCGCACAGTTGCAACCGATGGTTCTTCTTATCAGTTCCGGGTGAAAACGGGCAACGCCGGCGCGGCTTGGGGCTACACCATCCAAAACAACGGTGCAACCACAACTGAAGACACTTCAATTTGGCAATTAGTTTTGCAAGACTTGAACGTCCAGTTCCCCATCCGTACAGCCGCTTTGGATGACATCGATGGCTTGGAAGGTAATGTTGTTGATGATATGTTGGCAGAATTCGCACAAAGCGAAGCCCTGTCAATGGTTCAAAACAATGACCAAGCCGCACAATCAGGCACTAACCCCTACGGCGGTACAAACGGCTTGCGTGGTCTTGACCAATACGCTGGTGCAAATGCTACCTACACAGGCGGCACAGCATCCACAGCGTCATTTGGTACAAGTGGTACAGGCTCGACAACTGGCTTACACAACTTGGCGACCTATGACCAGTTGACCTCAAACGTCAATACTGTTGGCTTGAACAATATTGCATACAAAGATGTGATTAACTTCATGTATTCTTTGCCACAACAATATTGGACTGCTGACGCTAAGTTCATGGTCAATCCAATTTTGGCTCAAGCTATTCGCGGCTTGCAAGATACCAATGGTCGTCCAATCTTCAACTCTGTTGAATCATTGAACCCTGATGGCATCATTGGTCAGATGTTGGGCTTTGATGTGGTTATCAATAAGTATCTTGATAACCCATTCCAAGGCACAACTGGTGCGGCTGGAACTAACAGTTTGTACCCAATGTACTTTGCTGACTGGTCACGTTTCCACACAATCGTTGACCGCTTGAACATGGTCATGCGCCGCTACGACCAAACGGCTCCAGGATTTATTACATTCTATGGAGAGAAGCGTTTGGCTACATCGGTTCGTGACCCCAACGCTGGTGTTCGTTATCGTTCTACTGGCACTTCAACCTAATCGTTGCCCTTGGGTGGGGGTGTAAAAACCTCCACCTTTTTTTAGCAACCTTTTTTGGAAAACAAAATGAACATCACCGAACGAATCCTTACTGGTATTAAGCAAACAATCGAAACAGGCGATAAAGTCAAGATTGACTTGCGTGAAGCGTCTGCTATTACAGGGTCAGGAAACAATATCGGTGGTCGCACTTTATTTGATGATGCGTTTGCCGCTTTGCGTTTTGCTAACCCATTGCGTCAAGTAGCAAGACAAGTTGTCCGTAGCGGTCAAAGCGCGGTGCAGTTTGTTGCAAAAACTGGTAACGCAACTACACAAGCAAACCCTTGGGGATACACATTTACGCCTGATAGCGGAACACCCAATACAAACACTTCTATTTGGCAAATACCAACTCGCGTGATTACAGCGCAACTTCCAATTCGTTCTGCTGTTTTAACTGATGTAAATTATTTGGATGAAACATTGGTGCAGGACTTGTTCCAAGAATTTGGCACACAAGAAGCCAATTCAATGATTATCAATAATGACCAAGCAGGCTCTACAACCACCACAACTGGCGGCGTTGATGGTTTGCGTGGTTTGAATAGTTATACAACTGCGGCGGCTTCTGCTTATGGCACAAGCGGCACAGCAATCACAAACGGCATCCACAGTATTGCTACTGTTAGTCAAACAGGTGCGGCAATCAGCTATTCAGACATTACCGATATGGCTCGGTTGTTTCCTGCTCAATACTGGAACTTGCCCGGCACAGCGTGGATGATGCACCCACAAACTATCCATGATTTACGCAATTTAGGTAGTGGAACAACAATTAAGCAATTTGCCGAAGTTGGTGATTCTGATGGTGGTTCAGTAGTTTATATTTTTGGATTCCCTGTGATTCCAAACCCATATATGCAAACTGTTGCCAATGGTAACTTTAGCGTTTATTTGGCGAACTGGACAAACTTTGTAACAATTGCTGATGTGGAAGAAATGAACGTGCAAGCGTTTGAACAAACAACACCCGGCTTCATTACCCTGTACGCAGAAAAGCGTTTGGCTTCTACTGTGCGCGACCCCTTTGCTGGCATCCGCTTGGTTGGTGTCTAACCATGCCTGTTGACCAACTTGGCTATTTAAACCTTGGTGCGCCTACACGCAATCCGTTCAACTATGAAAAGTTTGAGCAGATTGCGCGGGACAGCACCACCGCATGGTTAACGCTTGCCGAGATTCGTCAACAACTTAACTTGTTTGATGACACCAGCCAAGATACTTATCTGAGCAGTTTGGAATTGGCAACACGCCAAGCCATTGAAGACTATTTGGGCATGAGTATTTTTGCCACAAGCTATCGTGTGTATTACAACAGCGCCAGCTTGTATGGAACGCCTTTGTCTTTAGACTTGCCCGAAGTCTCGCAAAACAATTCCACACCAGCAAGCGGCGCGACCATTACCAATGTTAAATATTTCAATGATGCAACACCGCCTGTTTTAACGACTGTTGACCCTGCGTCATACTATTACGACAACTCAGGTAACAAAGTGGTCTTGCAGACCCTGCCAAGCGACTTAAATCCCAACATGACCAGTCCTGTGTCCTGTGAGTATGTCAGCCCTGCCAATCCTTTGGCGGCATACCCTGTGATTAAGCAAGCTGGACTGTTATTGTTCACACATCTGTACAACAATCGAAGCAACTCTGTAGACAAACCCATCCGTGATATTCCGTTTGGAGTTTCTACCTTGTTGCGCCCCTACAAACCACTTGTCATGTGAGGTAAAGCATGGCAATTGCACGGTTTGAGAACATTTCGGTAAAAACCTTGTCGTTTAGCACAAGTGACTTTGGCGAGCAAACCACCACTCAAACCTTGTGGTTTCAAACTCGCGCAAGAGTGGCATCAGTTGCAAACAATGTTCGGATAGCAGATAAATATCGTGTTTATTCCGATATTGTTGAAATGACCCTGAACTATTCGCCAAATTTAAAGACCATTATTGATAATCAGAATGCTTATTCAATTACTTGGCGTGGTTATGATTGGCGAATTGACAATGTGCGGGAAGCAAATGATCGGATGACTGCCCATCTGTTGTGTGTTAGAAATGATCCTGTGACGGCGGTGTAATGGCTACACAACAAAATCCAGTCCAATACGCCAAGGCTATTCAGTATCAAATGCAAAGCATAGTCACGCCTGTGCCTGTATACAACTCATTTAACCGTAACTTTGCCATTCAGCCACAATTTGTGGTGACAAATCTTAGAAATGTCCATCAGCCTGTTTACACTGGTCAAACTCAAGGCAACAAGGGTATTGACAGACCAACATTTCAAATAAGTATTTACACTCAAGTTATCGAAGATGGTTTCACAATTTCCAATACCATCCTACAATCGCTTCATGGTTATTCGGGTCTTTTTGGAGGCGCGACATATGGGTTTTGGGTTGCCAAGGCTGATGTGTTTTGGCTTTACAACTCTTATAACAATGAAGACAAGCTTGCAGAGGTTTTTCTTGACTGCACACTGGACATCCCAACATAAGACATTAACCGCAACTTTTTTGAAGGAAGCATAATGCCATTACCAACCAAAGTCTTACCCGGCTTCGTAGCCTCGCTTTACGTCCAACCAAGCGCGACCCCAACTCCATTGACCACAGCACAGCTATCGTTGATTGCAAGCGTTTCACCGCTTACTGTCGTTGGTAATTTGTTGCAAGTGGAAGCCGTGCCGGCGTTTGGGCAGGATGACGCAGTTGCCTCATTCGGCGTTGCTGGCTCGCGTCAATCGGACAAACTGCCAACACAAAGCGCACCCACCTCAATGACAATTACTGTGGCTTGGAATCCAAGCGACTCAGTATTGTTGCTGGTGCGTGGCGATGCCTATTCAGGGCTTGTTGACCGCACTTACGTTGTTCAAGCCACTGACGGTACAGGCACAGTCAATTACGCCTTTAATGCTCGCGTAGGGCAGTTCCAAATCGATGCCCAACCCGGCGCAGAGGCAAAAGCAGTGTTTACCTTGCACCCCCGTGGCAACCAGTACGGTTGGACAAACACAGCTTAATTAGGAGAATCAAAAATGGCATTACCCTCAAAAGTCCTACCCGGCTTTGTTGCATCAATGTGGATGCAAACAACTGCCGCACCTTTCACCACCGCAAACTTGGCTGTTTGGACAGCACAAGTCGCAACGCTTGTCGGCACATCTGCTGGCGGCACAGGCGCATCAGGCACAGCATTGGCAACGATTGAGGCAGTCCCGGCTTTCGGGCAGGATGACGCAGTTGCCTCATACGGTGTTGCAGGCTCACGCCAAAGCGACAAAATCCCAACTCAGTCAGCACCCACCTCTATGACGATCACTGCGGCATGGAATCCCTCGGATGCTGGTTTGTTGTTGATTCGCGCTGACGCTTATTCGGGCTTGGTAGATCGCACTTATGTGGTGGCGGCTTATGATGGAACGAATACTGTGGCTTATGCTTTTAATGGTCGTGTGGGGCAGTTCCAAATCGATGCACAACCCGGTGCGGAAGCCAAGTGTATGTTCACCATCCACCCTCGCGGTAACCAGTACGGCTGGAGTAACTCCTAATGAAAGTCGCTGACGCTGTTGAAGTGTTGGCGACTACTTACCAATCCTTGGACTCAGTTGCCCAAGGGTTGGAAGTAAAAGCCAGCGAAGTTGCCACGGCTCTTGCTAAAGCAAAGCCTGATACAACAGAATTTGTCTGTTTGACAGTTCTAGCTAAATACAACCCTGTGGTTGAACAACAAACACAACAAGAAACAACAGAATAAAAATGACAGATACGACAATACAAAATACAAATGATCTGCTGAATTTTTTAGTCACTCAATCCGAAGTAAGAAAAGATTGGTTTGGCTTTACTCAGCAGAAAATGACTGCAATCTCTTTATCGCATGAAATCGCAAGAAATCATGCGGATAAGATGACCCCTGATGAAATCGTTGACTATGCAATTGAGTTAAACGAAATCATCTATCAGAAAATTGTTCGACCAACCACAAGATATTAATATGACAAAACTTTCATCTGCTTTTGGCGAAATGCCAAATCTTCGCGTTAAGTCTTTTGAACTTGCTGGACACTCTTTTAAAGTACGAGTCCCACTGACAAAAGAAATGGAAGAGTTGAATAAAAGAATTCAGCTTGTTCCTGAAGAACGCTTTAAGGAACGATATGAAAAAGCTGTATCAGGATTTAAAGACCAAGTTGCAATTGATGGCATCGAAATTAAAGAAGATGATGTCATCATTGATGGGCGATCAACAAAAGAGTTGATTGAAACTGCAATCCGTGTGGAAAACAGGATTGTGGAGTTCATCAGATTGCTTGTGCCTATTGAGGGTGATTTAAGTGCAATCACTTATGAAGAGATTGATGAAGAGTTTCCGTTCTCGGTTCAGGTGGAGTTGTTGGAGAAGATTGGTGAGGCGATACAGCCCGGTTACCGAGATGCAAGAAAAAACTAACACGGGACATTCGCCTACAGGCTAGAGCCTACATCTACGCCCACGGTGGATGTCCTGACAACATACCAACAGATGACATGAGGAATATTGAAATTATGATTTCTGATGGGGCAATAGGACAAAAAGCCATTGGCATGGCTTTAAGTGGATTTGCCACGGGAAATCTTAATTCCAAGATGAAGCAGGGGGCTTCGCCATTCACCATGAAAGACATTATTCCTGCTTTGGTGGATTACATCAAGCCACCTTTGACGGATGAGGAGAAAAAGGCGCAAGCAAATGAGAATTTGTTGACGTTTATGTCTTCGGCGCCCGGGTCGGAAAAGTTCTTTCAAGGCAATTCCTAATGTCTGACTACACCCCCAATCCGCGCACTTTCCGAACCGAGGGCTTTGCCGAGTTTGAGCAACAGCTTAAAGCTATTGGAGAAATGTATCGGAGTGACCTTGCGGCTCGCCAAACCCTTGTTAAAGCCGCCAAGATTGCAATGGAGGTGGTCTATAACCAAGCCACGGCAACAGCGCCGTATGACAGCAAGAGCGCCGGTCCAATCCACCTCCGCGACACCATCCGCTTGGATGCCCGTATCCCCAATAGCAAAGACATCCAGTCTGCCTATGTAAACGAAACCGATGCCGCTATTGCCGTGGTGTCAGCCAAGAAAAGCGCAGTTTCTTTATCCCAAGAATTTGGCAATGCTCACACCCCAATGCACCCATTTTTACGTCCATCTCTTGACCGAAATTCCGAGGAAGTGGTTAGAATTCTTGGGCGGCAATTGGCAATGATTATTCCTGCTTATGCTCAAAAGCTAAATAAAGGGAAAAAATAATGGCATCAAGTAATATCGCTCGGCTTGGCGTTGTCCTTGGGATAGACACCGCCTCATTTAAGGCTGATGTCGATAAAGCCATTGCAGAAAACGTAAAGCTCAAAAACGAGATTAAACGTAATTCTGAAGCGGCGGCAAAAGAAATTGCCGCTCTTACCTATGCCACAAAAGACTATGGTAAAGAAATTACCAAAGTAGAGCAAATTGAACGCGAAATTGCCGCAGGAAGATTTCAGAATGCCGCGCCGCAATTGCTTCAAGAGCTTCGCAATAGAGCGTCTGCTTATGATGCTATTGCCACGTCATCAAAAAAAGCAATGGGTGGAATGACAAGTCAACAGCAATTGCAATTGACTTATCAAACCACTGACTTGATCACGCAAATTGCATCAGGTCAAAACGCAATGATTGCTTTGCTACAGCAAGGTGGACAGCTTAAAGACTCAATGGGTGGTCTTGGCAATATGTTCCGTATGCTTGCTGGATTGATTACGCCATCAGTTGTTGCAATTGGCGCTCTAGGCACAGCATTAGGTGCTGTTGGATATGCAATTTATGCCGCTGATAAAGAATTGGATGCGCTTAAAGATTCACTAACTTTAACTGGTGGATACACAAAAGATGTGGGTGAGCGATTCTTTACAATGAGTCGCATATTAAGTTCAGATTTGCACGTCAGTGTTGGCGCGGCAAAAGATGTCTTGATGGCGTTGATTGAGTCAGGCAAATTCACAGGAATGACTTTTGATTCTGTGAGCAAAACAATTTTGCTGTTTTCTCAAGTAACAGGATTAAGCGCAACGGAAGCGGCAAAAGCACTTATTCCGTCTTTGGATGGCACTGCTTCATCTGCCAAGCGCATGAATGATCAGTATCATTTTTTGACTTTGGCTCAATATAAACAAATTGAGGCATTGGAAAAGCAAGGAAAAATACAAGAAGCAATTGTTTTGCAATCAAGTGCTTTGCAACAATCTTTGGAATCACAGCGCCGTGAATTGGGTGTTTTGGAAAGCGCATGGAAAGGTGTTTGGGAATGGTCATCTAAAGCATGGGATTCAATGCTTGGCAATTTTAGAGCGCCAACTGTTGTTGAAGAACTTGCAATTGTCAGTGAAGAAATATACAAATTCCAAAAGCAATTAGGAAGTGATAATGCTTTTGCTAGAGAAAATGCAAAAGACAAGTTACCTCAATTTGTTGCTCGATATACAAAACTTGCACAGGAATATTTAGGCACTCTTGCTTTGGTTGCATCTAAAGAAGCTGAAGCTACAAAAATAAGTAAATATGACAAAGCTGGAGGTTTAAGCAAAGAACTTGCATTAGCCGATGAGTTTGAAAAACTTAAAATGCAAAATAAAATTGCTAATGATAAATTGACACTTAACGAAGAAGAAAGAATTACGCTTGAATCAAATATGAAAATATTTGAAGCTCAACAAGCAATGGCTAAGAAAAATAGAGATGAACAATATGTTTTTGCCGCACAAAATAAACAAATTTATCTTGAACAAGTTAAGAGCATTCTTGATGAAGAAGAACAGTTAAGAAGCAAAGCGCGAGAAAAAGCATATCTTGACGATCCTTACAACAAAGGATTTATCAGCAAGCTAAAAGAACACGCTGACTACGAAAAACAAATTGCCAACAATTACGACAAGGCATCTGCTAGTGCCTATGAGCTTGCAGAAGCAGAAAACAAATCACTTGAATATGAACAAGCTAAAGCTGATTTACAAATTCGTAATCTTGGATTGTCTGAAAAGCAAATAGCTATTGAACAAACTCGCCTTGAGTACATAAAAAAACAAAGCGACATTCGTGACAGAACTGATTTACGACAAAGTGACAAAGAAGCTTTACAAAAAATGTTGGAAGACCAGTACAACCAACGTGTATCAATTATTGAAACACAAAACCAATACAAAGTCTTGGAAGACATGACCACTAGTGTTTACAAAAACATGGGTGATGCCATTGATAAATTTGTAAGGACTGGTAAATTTCAATTTAAAGATTTTGCACGAAGTGTTATTCAAGACCTTATAGCTATAAAGATGAAAGCACAGATAACTGAAATCACTGGCGGTTCAGATGGCATTGGTGGTTTCATCAAATCAATTTTTGGTGGTGGTGGCGGCGGCGGCGGCATGACAGGCACACAAAATAGTATGCTTGCCGCTTCATGGAATGCGCCTGCGGCAGATGGAGGTGATCTTGCCGCAAACAAAATTGGATTGGTTGGTGAGCGTGGGCCGGAGCTTTTTGTTCCTAAAACCGCAGGCACAATCATCCCCAATCACCAACTTGCTGGCATGGGTGGTCAAACCATCAACTACAACGGCACATACATTGCAAACATGAGCGCCATTGACACACAAAGCGGCACACAGTTTTTGGCAAAGAATAAGAACACGATTTGGGCGGCTTATCAATCAGCCAACCGAGGCGTACCAGTTTCAAGATAAGGAATAATCATGGCAGTCCCACATACATTTGCAACGGATACAGGCTCAATCCCTTTAGCTGACCTTGATGCTAACTTTAGCTATTACGATGCTGGATTTTCTCTTAGCGGCGCAAACATAACCTATTCGGGAACAACGACTGCTGGTAATTTAGCGTTTACTTGGAACATCACTAATGCGGCTTGGTCAGTCGGAAACGCACAAACAAGTGGAACAATTACTTTTGGCGGTACTGCTGGCACAGGGGCAATGACCTTTGGTCGTTCTACAGGCGCACAAACGCTTAACTTTGGCACAGGCGCAACGACAAACGGCACAACAAAAACAATTAACATTGGCACGGCTGGCGTATCAGGTTCAATCACTACAATTAATATTGGCTCTGCGATTGCAGGCGCAACTGGCATTACAAACATTGATTCAGAAGAAACTAATATTAAAGGCTTTGCCGCAACTGCACCTAAAACTGTTAATGCGGCAACTTACCAGCATTTAATAACTGATTACAGTTTAATTGTTACTACGACAGCGCCAACGATTACATTGCTGGCGGCGGCTAGTTACACAGGCAAAGTTTTGTTCATCAAGAACATTACCGCCACCGCAGTCATCAGCGCAACCGCCAATGTTGTGCCACTTGGTTCAGCCACCGCAGGAACAGCAATTCTTGCCGCAACTGCTGGTAAGTTTGCAATGCTTCAATCAGACGGAACAAATTGGGTAACCATGATGGCTAACTAACATGAGTCTACAAACCATACTTTCTGTCGCTGAATCGGTCAGCATAAACGACCACAAGTTTGCTGGACAAATGTTGTCTCGCAATATGCGTATTAGCACATCTGAAATTCTGACTGTTCAGCCATTTATGTTCACCATTAAACCGATGAACTATTTGCAGTACAGCACCAATCGGGATGTGCTTTCAGACTTGCGTGTAGCTGACCGAATCACAGAACAATACTTAAACTTTGGCTCAACAGGCTGGCTTAACTACATCAAGTACCAAGGCGATATGACAAGCGGACAGGTGGCGGCTTGCCAAGTGCAAACATCTAGCGCACTTAAAAACATTGTGCTTGGTTCTTTGCCATCAATTACATCGACCCTATACATTGTCAGGGCTGGCGACTTTATACAAATTGACCGCTACGCCTACATTGCTACGGCTGATGTTCAGCGCGGCGGTGGCGCAACTGTAAACATTCCTGTACATCGTTCTTTGATGACCACAGTTAGCGTGGCTACGGCGGCTGTAATAGGGCAATTTGGCACAACAGTAGCCTTGGGTGGGTCAACCTATACAGGCACAACATTTCCTGTTGTAATGCGCGAATATCCAACCTACACGCTTGTGCCAATGACCAATGATTCTTGGATTTCATGGGATGGTGCATTTAGCGCAATTGAGGTTGTTATATGAACCCAATTGCACCAGTTGAAAATACTAACGTCATTCGCTATGCGGATTTTGTTCGCATCACAACTGGCTCGGCAGTCTATTTGTTTTCGACAGCACCTTACGACATTACTGTGCCAAGCATTGATGCGTCGCCTTTCACTGGCTTAAGTCAACTTGTAAAAGTAGGGTCGGCACAGCGAGACATTAAAAGCACAGCAAACGAAACCACAGTCACATTGGTTGGCATTGATACAGCCAATCTTGCATTAGTGCTTGGCGCAGACATTAAAGGCTCACAAGTTGAAATGTGGCACGGCTTCTTTAATGCCAACAACCAACTAATTACCAGCACAAGCGTGGAGTGGGTAAATAACATTAACTTAGAAGTGCCTTGGACAAACACCACAGGCAACATTGTTGAGTGGACAAGTTCTACAAGTGGTTCAGGCTTGTATCAGTTTTTTAATGGGTACATAAATTCTTTTTCCATCAGCGAACAATACATGGAAGAAGTGCGCGGTTACTTAGGAATGGTAACCATTAGCGCATCAAGCATTCAGCTAATTTTGCAAAACAGAACAGCAGGAAGATACACAAATAATCCATCATGGACATTTTGGAATGCTACTGATGACAGCATGAATAGAGTTAACTACATTCAAACAATAAATTACCAATTTGGAAAAACAAATTAGGATGAACTACATGATAAGACAGGCTAATAAATTTGACATTGAAGCAATTGTACGGATGCTGAAAAGCTATCGCGAGCAAGCACCGACCCAATTTCTTAAAGACGCAAACAACCGCGAGCATATAGACAAATTGCTTGCCAACATATTAGCTGGCGCAGGCTTCATCCTGCTTGCAGAAAAAGAAGAAGAAGTTGTAGGCATGGTGATTGCCGCACAGCACCCAAACATTTGGAATCCTGATGTAAGCCAAGTTAGTGAGATTGCTTTTTGGCTGGACGAGGCGCACCGAGGTGGCAAGCTGGCTCATCGCTTGTTGCATGGATACATCCAACAATGTGAAGAATGGAAGCAAGAAAACCGCATTCATTTTTTTGCAATCAGTAAAATGGTAAACAGTCCCGACTTGGCGTATGACAAGTTCGGTTTTGAAAAGTTAGAAGAAACTTGGATTAAGTAACCATGCCCGGTTCAATAATTGCAGGCGCTATTTTAGGCACAACATCAGGCATAGCTTTTTCTATGCTGTCGTTTGCCATTAATATGGTGGTGTCATCAATTATTGCAAAAGCTGATTCGCCTGATTCAAACCAAAACAATACGCAACAAGACAGACAAAACCCCGGCAGTCGCGTACAGATTCCACCCGCAGGCGACAACAAAATTCCTGTGGTCTATGGCTCTGCTTATGTTGGCGGCATAGTAACTGACTTATCTATAACCAATGACAATCAAACGCTTTATTACTGTATGGCGTTATGCGAAACTACCAACACCGAAGGCTACCTTGGTGGCGCGGCAGATGTGATTACTTTTGGTGATGTTTATTGGAGTGGAAAAAAAGTTGTCTTTAATGCAAATGGATATGATGTAGATTCATTGCTTGATGAATCAACAGGTTTATCTGATACATCTGTTGCGGGTAAGTTGGCATTTTATTTTTATAGAAATGGCTCGACTACGCCAACAAATTCCTCATTCTTTGCGTATAGCCCACAAGTCATGGGCAACACAAATTTAACCTATCAATGGACTACTTCCAAAACAATGACAAATTGTGCTTTTGTTATTGTCAAGATAACGTATAACCAAGACGCAAATTTAACAGGTTTGCAAAGCACAAAATTTGAAATAACAAACGCAAGAAAAGCACCGGGCGATTGTTTTTTAGATTACTTTACATCGCATCGTTATGGTGCGGCAATTCCACTTGCAAACATTGATACAGCAAGCCTGACCGCATTAAATACTTACTCTGCTGAACTTTTTTCTTTCACACCTTATTCGGGTGGAACAAACACACAGCCAAGATTCCAATTTAATGGTCAGTTAGAGACAACGCAACCTATCATGACCAACTTGCAACTCATGGCTACTTGCTGTGATTGCTTAATGCGTTATAACGAAATTACAGGCACATGGGGCGTGATTGTCCAACAACCAAGTTATGCCATAGCAATGCAGTTAAATGATTCCAACATCATTGGTGCAATAAGTGTTACGCCTTTAGATATTGCGTCATCATTCAATATTGCCGAAGTTAAATTTCCTGACAATTCAGCCCAAGACAGTTTCAATTCAACCATCTATGACTTAGCGGTAATTGCGCCATCGTTGCTGTATCCAAACGAGCCAGTTAACAAGCAAACTATTAATCTTGCTTTAGTTAATAACAGCATGACAGCGCAGAATTTGGCAAATCGTTTGCTAAAAGCAGGGCGTGAAGACTTGCAAGTCCAATGTGTTATTGGTTATGTTGGCTTACAGCTTGAAGCTGGCGATATTGTTAGTTTGACAAACACAAATTATGGCTGGACAAACAAACTGTTTCGTTTAAATAAGGTGGTAGAAAACTTTACTGATGATGGACAAATCACTACATCGTTGACGCTTGCTGAGTTTAATGAAACTGTTTATTCAGATATTTTGGTTACGCAATTCACGCCTGCGCCAAACACAGGATTGCCTCAACCGCTTAACTTTGGCTCAATATCCACACCAACAATTAGCACCTCATCGCCTAATGCGGCAACGCCATCATTCATTGTCAACGTAACGACCCCTGCTGGTGGTATTACGCAATACATGGAAATTTGGTATTCCGCATTTGCAAGCCCAACAACAGCACAGCGTTTGCTTGCTGGTACAACTGCCATTCAATCATCAGGAAACCCTTACCCAACATCTACGCCTTTGCAAGTTAGCCTAACAAACATTGCAAGTGGCAACTGGTATTTCTTCACTCGCGCTGTTAACAGTCTAGGCGCAAGCGCATATAGTTCTGCGTCAACAGTCTTTCAATGGCGACCAACTACCTTTAGTTATGACTTGCAATATATTGTTGTTGCTTATGCAGACAGCATTACAGGCACAGGCATTTCAGCATCGCCAACAGGCAAAAGCTACTATGGCTTGTATAACTCCGCATCAACGACATACAGCGCGGTGGCGGCAAACTACACATGGTTCTTGGCGCAACCGACATTTGGCACAACCTACAAACTTACCTACATCACTCGCGGCAGTCGGAGATTAAGCACCGCCACAGCACTTGCTGGATATGCGGCAGGCACGGCGGCTTATGTGCCTACTGCTGG